GTCGTACTGTTCTGGAAACAGGAGGTCGTGCCCGCGCTCGCTTTCGTGAAAGACGCGTTCCTGTCAGACGCGCAGGCAATGAGCGAAGCGTTCGGCGCGTTCTTCAGTGACTTCGGCGAGTGGATCATTCGTAATGAGAAGCTGCTGCTCGGGTTCTCTGACACGGTGCGCGAGGTGCTCAACGCAGCCGCCGGCCTCGTAGGGATCGACCTCAACCTCGAGACGTCGGAGTCACAACGCAAAGCGAAGCTGGGCAAGACGTTGAAGGGCACCCGGCAACTCGACATCGAAGACCGGCTGCAGTCGCAAGGCGTGCGCGCGAGCATCGCGCAGGCGAGCGCGGCAGCGCAGATCGACAACTCGGTCACCGTCAATGTGCAGGGCGGCGCGACGGCCCGCGACGCAACGCGTATCGCAGGCGGGGTTGAAGAGGCGCAGCGCAAGCAGGCCCGACGCTCCCGCGCGGCGCTCACGCAGGTGGCCGAGCAATGAGCTTTCTTGACGACATCCTAGGCGGCAGCGCCGAGCGCCTGTCGATAGGCGAGGCCGGTGGCGATCCCATCGTCGTCGACGCCAGCGTCAGCGAAAGCCACGCCGTATCCGGTGAGGTCAGCGACCACCCGGTCGAGAGCGGCATCGACATCGTCGATCACTACCGCGTGCTACCGCGGCAGCTGGAGATCGAGGCTATCGTCACAGACACCCCGATCTCTACGGGGCTGCCAGGCGCGACGCTCGTCAACAGCGTGGTCGGGCTCATCAACGGCGACGAGAAGCCGTCGGCGAACGCATGGAACGAACTCAATCGTTTCTTCGACGAAGCGGTCGTGCTGGAGATCTTCACGAGCCTGAAGCGCTACAAGAGCATGGTGCTCACCGACCTGCAGGTCACGCGCAATGCGGGCACCGCGCAGGGGATACGCTTCACCGCGACCGCGCGCGAGATACGCTTCGTCGACACCGAGGTCGGCGGGCTGCTGGCCGACCCTGTGAGCACGCTCGGGCAGGCGACCAAGAGCGCAGGGAAGAAGACGAACGAAGACGCCAACGGGCAGCAGGCATCGCAGAGCAGCGCGCTGCTCAAGACGTTCCAGGGCGTGGGGTTGCTCAGCTAATGGCCATTGAGAACGTACAGACGCTGGCCGACGGGACAGGGCACTATCGCCAGTCGACGCCGCTCGACGGGCAGGTGTTCGTGCTGCACTTCAACTTCAATACGCGCGATGGCAACTGGTACCTGTCGGTGCACGACAGCGAAGACACGCCCATACGCGGCGCTGTGGGCCGCAAGCTCGTGGTCAACTACCCGGTGCTGCAGCGCTGCTATGTCGACGAGCGGCCGGCGGGCGAGCTACTCGTCGTGAGCGAAGACGACACCGACCCGGGGCTGTTCGATCTCGGCAACGGGACCATTCTCTCCTACGTGCCAGTGGCCGACGTCGAGGCGTCGGCGGCCGGAGAAGAGATCGCATGACCGAGCAGTTTGACAGGGTCGTCAACGTGCAGGTCGACACGATCAAGATCGGCGAGCTCGACGCGTCGTTTCGCGTGGTGAAGACGCTCAAAAAAGCGCCGAACACCTGCGAGCTGACGCTCTACAACCTCAACGCAGACCACCGCGAGCAGCTCGCGCAGGCGGAAAATCCCACAGTAGAGATCTCCGCCGGGTACAAGCGACCCGGTAGCGAGGGGTTACTGGAGGGGCTGCAGGAGATTGACGCGCTACTAGGGACTAGTGGTCCTGACCCGGGCACCGGTGTCATCTTTCGCGGCGACGTGCGCGACGTCTCCAGCAACTACGAACCGCCGGACTGGGCAACGCTGCTCGAGAGCGGCGACGGCGAGCGCCTCGCGCGCGCCTCGCGCATTAACAAGAGCTTCGCGCAGGGGACGTCGCTCGCTACAGTGCTAGTCAATGTCGCTGACGCTACCGGGTTCGGCATCGGCAACACTGCGCTGGCCGCACCGCGTGCGTCGCTGCTCAACGCGGGCAAGGCGTTTCTCAACGGCGTGACCGTCTCGGGGCAGGCGTCTAAAGAGATGGATCGGATCGTCAAGTCATCCGGCCTCGAGTGGTCGGTGCAGGACGGCAACCTGCAGCTGCTAGGGCTCGGCGAGCCGCTGCTCGACAGCGCCGTCATACTCTCCGACGACTCCGGACTCGTCGGTAGTCCCACGATCGGCAACGATGGCGTGGTGCGCATCACTGCGCTGATGAACTCCGACATCGTGCCCGGTCGTCTCATCGTGCTCAACTCGAAGGCGATCAAGGGCAAGTTCCGCGCGGAGCGCTGTGAGTACATCGGGTCGGTGTTCGACAGGCCCTTCTACGTCGAGATCGAGGCTAAAGAGCTATGACGATCACGCCGGAACAATCTGAGATGATTGCCGACGCCATCGAGAGCGCACTCATTGACGTGCACGTTTCGCTGCCAGGCAAGGTCGAGAAGTATGACGCGCTGACGCAAACGGCTAACATCGAGCTGCAGGTCAAGCGCACACTGCCGACAGGCGACGGCGGTTACGCAGACGAAGACTTGCCGGTGCTGCAAAACGTGCCGGTGCAGTTCCCGCGCACGAATGCGGTCATGGTCACGCTGCCAGTCAAGGCCGGCGACTTCGGGCTCGTCGTGTTTTCCGAGATGTCGCTCGATCAGTGGCGCTCGCGAGGTCTCAATAGTCCGCCCGGCGACATCGGTCGGCATACGCTTGCAGGTGGCGTGTTCCAGCCGGGGCTGATGCCGCTGGCGCAGACGATCTTGCCGGCGGCGCTTGGCGGCGACGACATCGGCGACGACGTGATCGTCGGCTTCATCGGCGGTGGTCAGTTGCGCGTCAAGCCGGGCGGTACCGTTGAAGCGGTCGCGGGCGGACTCGGCGGCCAGAGCGCTGATGATTTCGTAGCGATGGCTACGAAGGTGCTTAGCGAGTTCTCAGCGCTGAAAGTCGCATACGACTCGCACACGCACGCGTACGCGCCCGGGCCGGGCAGCCCGGTACCTACGGCGGTGCCTATCCCGCTTGCGCCCACGCCGTCATCTGTCGCCAGCTCGAACTTGAAGGGCAACGACTGATGACCGATCTCTTACTCAATCGATGCGGCGATATCGACATCACTGAGGGCAAGCTCACGATCATCCGTGGCGCGGACGCGGTGCGGCAGCGGTGGCTCGTATACATCCGCACGTTTTTGGGCGAGTGGATGCTCGACCAGAGCATCGGCGTGCCGTACGCGCAGCGCATCTTTCGCAAGCAGATCACGCGGTCAATCATCAAGCAGGTGTTCTGGCAGGCGTCGCTAGAGGTGCCCGGGGTCTTGCAGGTCGTGAGCGTTGTCGTTGACAGCCTGGACACCACGACGCGCTTTGCAGAGGTGACTGTCACGGCCGTGATCGCTGGCGACGAGAACACGGAAACAGGGCAACTCAAGTACACGGGCGTGCTCACGCCCGGGGGCTGCCCCACGGAAGACAATCTGGTAGTGTATGGATCGGACTCCGTATTCTACGGCAATGAGATCGTGGTGAACTGATGGCGAAGATCCAGCACAAAGTACTGTCGCAGAACGACGTCGCAGACGGCAAGGGGATCCACGTACAGCTCAGCTACCCGGACGCCGCAGACGAAGCCGCGCGACTGGCGATCGTGCAGTCGGCATCCGACCGCGGTCGGATGATCAGGCAGCTGTCGGATGCCTCTGTGTGGATGGCCAATGGCGCGGGTGGTTGGAAACAAATGTGCGGTGGCGGCGGCGGCGGCACCGGTCTCGACGACTTCACCAGCGACTCCACGACTTCGACGTCGGGCGCGGTCACGTCGGTGATCGGATCGTACACGACGGTCGCTGACGACAGCGTCGCGACAATGCGCGCGGTCGTGTGGGCGCAAGACGACACCAGCAACGACGCGCAGAAGTACGTGATCGAGGTGACGATCAAGCGCGATAACAGCAGCGTTGTCACTGTCGAAGCGGTCGATGTGCTGTCGCAGTTCGAGGATCAAGCGCCTGCGACCGATGCGGTGACGTTCATCGTCAACGGTCTCGACATCGATGTGACCGTGCTCGGCATCGCAGGTCGCGGCATCGAGTGGCGCGCACAACTCTACGTGAGCTCGATCGAGGTATAGCAATGTCGCGACTCTACTCAACGAAGCAAGGCACCCACAGCGATCCCATCGCGGAGGTCGTGATGGAGGGCAAAGACGGGATCGCCTCCGGCGCAGGCGACAAGTATATCACGCTGATCGCGCAGGCAGACCTGGTGCAGGCGCGCAGCTACAGTGTGGAGGTGCTGCGCACTATCTACCAACCCGGTACACAGGGCACGTCGATGCGCAACTACGGCAGCTTCGTAGGGCACCAAGTGGGGAACAACTGGCTCGGTACGAACTCGGTAGTGAACACGCTCGACAGCGGCAGCTACAACCCTGGCGGCGACATCGACGCAAACTTCACCACCGGGCAAGGGCTGAGGCTAAAGATCAACAGCCACAAATCCGAGAACCTATACATCGCGTGGAAGGCGACCGTTGTGTCGATCGACGCCACTGCACCGTTGCTGCCGTAGAAGGAGGCCTGCTCATGTCCCTGCCCACTTACAGCGAGTACGCAACAATCAAGATGAACGAAGCTGCCGCTTCGTTCCCCGATAAAAAGTTTTGCGACGAGGGCACCGCCCTGATCGGCACGCACACCGCGCAAGACGCCTACGACCAGCCGAACCCTCAGTTTTGGTTCTGGGCGCTGCATCAGCTGAACCCCGCCAAAACGGGCGCGCTCGCAATGGCTATGGTGCAGCGATTGCTCGACGCGGGCGCAGACGCCCACGGGCTCGATCCCGTAGCGGACCCCGCAGGATTTCTGGAGTGCTACCGGGAGCGCTGTGGCGACCGGCTCAAGCGGAAGTCGTCGCACTTGGCGTTCGCGCTCGCTTGCCGCTTGGAGCTGCAGGACTACGTAGGGCTGGCGTCTAAGGGACTGGGCTTTATGCAGATGTCGTTTATCGGGGCCTGGAAAAGCGCCATGTACAACGCAACCGGCGAAGCCGAGAGCGATCTCGAAGACAGCCTCGCCATCGGTGGCGGCGATTGGTTTCGGCAGAACTGCACTTTCGACGAGTTCTGCAACGGGAAGGTGGAGGGCTAGCCGGTGGCTGTCTACGGCGTCACACCAGACGGCTTCGTCATCAAGCCACTCTCGGTCATTCTGAGCGAGATCAACGACCAGCAGCTACTCGAGGTCGATCCCGGCCTGGACCAGGACCCGCGCAGCCCGCTACAGCAGATCAACCAAACGCACGGCGAGCGACTCGCGAACGTGTGGGAGGCGCTGCAGGCGGCGTACGGTGCGGCGTACCCCGACAGCGCCAACGACGCCTCACTCGACAACGTGTCGAGCATCACCGGCACCGTGCGCGACAAGAACACCAAGACCACGGTCGCGGGCGTGCTCGTGACGATGGCCCCCAACGACCCGCTTCCCGCCGGCAGCGTCGCGAACCTGACGTCGCAGCCGAACGCTCGATTCGTTTCCGACGTCGAGGTGCCAGGTAATCCGGCCGGCGGCACGTTCGCGGTCGACTTCACCGCCGAGAGTGCCGGCGCTACCGTGGTCATCGTCGGGCAGCTAGCGGAGATCGCCGAGCCGGTGCCCGGATGGCTGTCAGTGTCGAACCCCGCCGCAGGCGTGACCGGTACCGCGACCGAGAGCGACAGCGAGCTGCGCGAGAAGCGCGTCGACGAACTCGAGGCGCAGGGCTCGACGAACGTGAACTCGATACGCGCCGACTTGCGCAAGGTCGATGCCGTCGTCGACGCGGCCGTCTTCGAGAACGACACCGACACGCCGAACTTCTACGGCCGCGGGCTCACCCCTCATAGCGTCTTCGCGGTGCTGCGCGGCGGCGCGGCGGCGGACATCGCGCAGGCGCTCTTCGATACCAAGGCCGCAGGCATTGCCACGAACGGCACAGAGGTCGAAGCTGTGCTCGACTCGCAAGGCGTCTCGCACGACATCCGCTTCGACTTCGGTACTGAGCTGATCTTCCATGCCGACATCACGGTCGTGACTGACCCGCTTGTCTTCGACGGGGTCGACGGACCGGACGCGATCAAGGACGTGATCTCCGCGTACGTCAACGCGGGCGGCATGGGCGACGACGTCATATACGACACGGTCAAGTCGGCGGTGTTGCCGGTGCCCGGTATCGACGATTGCGGTATCCCCGGCGTGAAGAAGATCAGCGCGCTGCTCATCGGCTTCGGTGCGCCGTCGGGCACGGTGGACTTGCCCGTGGCCGATACCGAGTTCGCGAGCAGCGACGTTGCCAACATCGCGGTGACGGTGACCTGATGGCAGACCCGACACGCATAGACGACCACTTGTCGATAGGGCTGTCGAACCTGCTCACGCAGTTCCGCGGGCAGCCCAACATACAGGGGATCTTGCGGTCGTACCTGACGCAGCTGCAAGAGATCGAAGACGTCGCGATGTCGCTGATCGACGAGCGCTATGTCGACACCGCCACGGGCGTGCAGCTCGACGGCATCGGCACGATCGTCGGCGAGCCGCGCGCCGGCCGTAGTGACGTCGACTACAGGGTTGCGATCAAGGGCCGCATTCGCGCCAACGCAGCCAACTCCAGAATCGAAGACATACTCGAGCTGTTTGTGCTGTTGCTGCCCGGCTTCACGTTCACACTTAGCGAGGGCACCGAGGCGTCGTTTCTGATCGAGATCAACGAGGCACTCACGCCAGTTACAGATCCGTCACCGGGGGTACTAAATGCGCAGCTTCAAATCGCTAAGGGGGGCGGCGTGCGTGCTAGCCTCATTTACGGTACCTTTGACTCCGACGAGCGGTTCGCATTCGCACCCGGAGACGTTCTCGTGCCAAGCGCAACACAGGGATACGCAGACGACACGCCCGTCACATTGGGCGGGCACTACGCCGACGTCGCGAGCTAGCGAAGGGTCCGACATGCCAGTTCAACTACCTACAGTTTCACCGAGATGGGCCACCGACGGCGGCGTCACGCTCGAGCCGTCGCTCTCGGAAAAGGAAGCCGGGTGGGCGCAAGGCCAGCGACCACCAGCGCGCTGGCAGAACTGGTGGCAGAACAACGCCTATGCACACATCGACATCTTGCACGACGCGCTGCTCAAGGACTGGCGCGAGGGTAGCTTTGTCGACGGTTCTGGCGCCGTCAACTCCAAGATCGGCTACCACAAGGGCTGGTTCTACGTGATAGTGGGTACCGACCTGTACCGCAGCCGCGACGGCAAGGCATGGGGGCTTGTCAACGGCGCACTGCCGATCACGTCGAACGGGATCATTGCTAGCGATGACTCTCGCATGGTCTACGGCGAGGCCGGCGGCGGTCGCTACAGCAACGACGATGGCGCATCGTGGGCTGCCACGCTCGGCGTCGCTGTGGCGGATATGTTCCCGGGGTACATGGAGCAGGCGGCGCTGTGGCTCGGCAGCACCGGCGCTGGCGCAGGCGTGCAGTCGGCAGACGGCATTACGTGGGCGGCCAACGGCTCGACCGTAGTCGGCAGCCTGATCGACTTTGCCGAGAATCTCGACGGCTCGATCCTCGTACACGGCGATCAGTACTCAGTGAACCAGGGAGGCGCGTGGGCGGCGACCATCAACGCCCCGGGCGCGTTCACGGGCGGGATCATTTTCTCGGCCCTGCGCGGCGACTTCATCGGCGCGTATCAGACCGGCGGCAACACCGAGCTCTACGACACGTCCGCCACGGGCACGTGGGAGAGCGTTGCGTTTTCGACGCTGACGAACATCCTGGTATTTTCAATGTTTGAGATGCGCGGGCACCTGTACGCCGTAGGCGTCGACAGCACGATCGCGGGCACCGCGGCAGTGCTCATGGTGTCGCGTGACAGCGGCGTGACGTGGGAGTACGCGGCAACGCTCACAGGGGCGGGCATCGCACGTACGATGCACTTCGCAGGCGACACGCTCGACCGCGGGTACGCAATCATCGGGAGCCAGGCAGGGCTCGGCGTTTCGACGCCACAATACGCAGGGCTGCTCACGCCGTAGGAAGGCACACCATGGGATCTGGATTCGGAAAACGCCAAATACGCTCGATGATCAACTGGACGGCAGGCCAGGTACCTGCAGACACCGACACCGCACTACAGCGACGACGACGGGCTCACGTGGAACCCCGTACTCGGGCACGTGTGGGTCGGGCCAAACATCGCAGGCACCTACCTACCGAACGCCGGGCTATGGGTCGCGGGTGACAACGCGAACATGCTGCAGAGCGCCGACGGGATCACGTGGGCCACAAACACCGCAGCCGGCACCGCAGCCACGCATAAGTTCGCAGAGAACGGCGATCAGACGCCGCTCGTAAACCCGTAACGACTTCCGGCGCGCGACGCCGACAAACGAAAGGCAGAGACAATGGCAAGCGGCTTCGGAAAAAGACAAATCAGATCCATGATCAACTGGGCTGGCGGCAAGCTGCCAGCCGACACCGACGCGGGCGTGTGGTTCGTATCGCTGCACACCGCCGACCCCGGCGACGACGGGCAGACCGCGAACGAAGCGACGGGCACCGGGTACGCCCGCGTCGCGACGACCGCTGCGACGTGGGGGGTCGCGACCGACGCGACACCGTCGATCATGTCGTCGATCCTCGCGGTCACCTTCCCGACGGCGGGTGGCAACTGGAGCGCGGGCACACCGTTTTCGCACTTCGGACTGTGGAACACACTCGCGGGCACGCCCGAAGCCGACTACGTCGGGCGCGGCGAGTTGAGCACGCCCGCACCCGTCTACAGCGGACAGACGCCGATATACCCTGCGGGCGCGCTGCGCATGAGCGGCACCGAGACCCCGTAACCCGTTGAGCAACCCGGAGAAGCTATGCCCGATATTCGATTCGATCAGAGCGCAGTTTTAGGCACGGTAAACGAGTCGCGCGACGACATCGTGCCCGCTGCCGTTGTGACTGTGAACGCTTTGAGCGTGGCGGGTACAGCGATTTTCGGGCTGCTCGACAGGCCCCTCGGCAGTGCGGCGGCACTGTCGGGGGCGGGCTCGACGCGATCAATAACGCCGGATCTCGCGGGCACCTACCGCGTGCGCGTCATTGACGACGCCGACGGCAGCTACGTGATCCACACGTTTACGGTACTGTCGACGCTCGTGCCGACGACCTCGACGTCGCTCGCGCTGCACTTCCCAGCGCACAACGAACGCGCGAGCGCGCAGGCTAACGAGGTCGACCCCGACCCGGGCGACTGGGTAAACGCGAGCGAGACAAACAAGGGCGGCAGTAACAAGGGCTGGCACCCGAGCGACGAGCGCAACCTGCGCAGGCTCGCCGCCTTCATGAAGATCGATCGCCCGATCCGCGGGCTGCACTTGGCGAATGACGGGGTCGCGCCGAACACGATCCTAAACATCGCGAGCGGCGAGTGCGTGAACGCCTTCGCAGATTACGCCATGGTGAGCGGCGTACAGCGCGACCCCGACATCTCTGCCGCTGGCGCGGGCGGTCTGTTCTCGGGGGTAGTCGCTGCCGACACGTGGTACGCGGTTTTCCTGATCGCAAACAGTGCGACCGGCGCAGTCGACTCGGGGTTCGACACCGACGAGGGTGCCGCCAATAGGCCGGCGGCGTTCGATAAGCACCGGCGGCTCGGTTGGGTACGCACTGACGGCTCGGGTTTTATCCGCCCCTTCTTCATGCCTGCGCACGAGGGGCGCAGTCGTTGGGTCTGCTGGCAGACCGAAGCGCTCGTGCAGTCGGCAGGCACCGCGACAACGTACACAGACACAACGACCTCGGCTGCGACCGTGGTCGCGCCTACTGCGAAGCGGCAGCAAGTCTCGATCGAGTCGAGAAAGATCGGCGGCAGCTCGAACACGTCGCGCAGCGTCGTCGTGCCCGACGGCTGGAACGAAGCCGCAGGCAATGTCGAGTGGGGCGCGAATAGCGGGTTTAGTGGCGGGGGCGATCCTGTGACGAACAATACCGTCGAGATGCCTGTCGGGCCCCTGCGCCTGCTTCGCTACCACGTAGACCCCCCGGGCGACGCGGGCGCGACGGTGCGCGTAAACGGTTGGGAGGATTCGATCTGATGCTGTACGCAATCACCGCAGACGACACGGGCGAGATCATTGTGTGGGGCGGCGCACCGCTGCGCACCGCCGTAGACGGCGAGACGGCGCACGAGCTGCCCGACGCAGGCGTTGCCGATCAGCGCGTGATCGACACCGAGCGCGGCTGCTGCACGAAGGTCGTCGACGGTCGCTTCGTACCCATGACCGACGCCGAACGGCTGCCGGGCTGGAAGCAGTTGCGCCTGCAGGGCGTCGACGCACGCACCGACGAGATACTCGCGCTCGGGTTCGGGTTCGAGGGTGCTCGATTCAGCCTATCCGTACGGGCGCAAAGCCGCATGGAAGGCGTCTGGCAACTCAAAGACGCGCCCGAGTTCACGTGGCCCCTGCAGTGGTCCTCGATCGACGACCTGTACGTCGCGAACTTCGACAGCGCTGCAGAGTTCGAGTTATTTTTCTTGACCGCTGTGGGCACGCTGCGCGCGGTCATACAAAGCGCCTACCCGGTGCGCGCCGCCATCGTCGCAGCGTCCGACCGGGCGGCGCTCGACGCGATCGAGGACGATCGCTAGTATGGCCAGGGGCAGCGGCGGGCACGGGTCGGTGCCGTACGGGTCGCAGATTGCGCTCGACCTCGACGCCGAGGGGCGTGTGCTCTTCGCGGGCGCTGGCGACGCACCGCTCACGGGTCTCGACGGCGAGGGGCGTGTGCTCTTCGCGGGCGCTGCCGATTCGCCGCAGTTCCCCATGGATGGGCAGGGCGACACGCTCTTCGCGGGCGCTGCCGATTCGCCGCAGTTCCCCATGGATGGGCAGGGCGACACCGAGTTCGCTGGCGACGGGCACCTGTGCATACTGATCGGGCCTGCAGAGGGGCGCACGAGCTTCGCAGGCGAAGCCGACGTGCCGCGCACGGGGCTCGACGGCGAGGGGCGCACGAGCTTCGCAGGCGAAGCCGACGTGCCGCGCACGGGGCTCGACGGCGAGGGGCGCACGCTCTTCGCTGGCGCTGGCGACGTGCCGCTCACGGGTCTCGGTCCTGCAGAGGGCTCAACCGAGTTCGCTGGCGAGGCGCCTACGCTGCACGCGGGGCTCGACGGGCAGGGCGACACGCTCTTCGCTGGCGAGGCGCCTACGCTGCACGCGGGGCTCGACGGGCAGGGCGACACGCTCTTCGCTGGCGAGGCGCCTACGCTGCACGCGGGGCTTGACGGGCAGGGCGACACGCTCTTCGCGGGCGCTGCCGACGCGCCGCAGTTCCCCATGGATGGGCAGGGCGACACCCGCTTCGAGGGCGCGGGGCTGCTGCACAGCGCGCTCGACGGGCAGGGCGACACGCTATTCGAGGGCGACGGTACGCTGCACAGCGCGCTCGACGGGCAGGGCGACACCGAGTTCGCTGGCGAGGCCGACGCCCCGCTCACCGGGCTCGACGGGCAGGGCGACACCCGCTTCGAGGGCGACGGCACGCTCGGCATACATTGGGAGGTCGCACCCGACCCGTCGACTAAGGCGCTCGACGTCGAGCGCGACGACGCTGCGCTCGACGCAGACCGCGACGACAAACCATTCGATATGGAACGGGAATAGCATGGCCAAAAACTACGAGCGCACAATGAAGGTAGGCGACACGGGGCCCGCGCTGCGCGTGTGCGTGAAGCAGGCTTCGGACGGCCAGGCGCCCGACTGGGATCTCGCCAGCGCCCGCTTCTTCCTGCTGCAAATCCCGCCGTACGGCAGCGACGACGGTGTGACCGAGCTGATCAACGCTGTCGCCGCTATCGAGGCGCCTGCAGCGACGAGCGGCGCGCTGCTGTACGACTGGCAGAACGGCGACACCGACGTGCGCGGTCGGCACATGGGATTTTTCCAAGTCACCGATCAGGCGGGCAAGGTCGAGACGTACCCCGAGGAGGGCTATATCTGGGTCACGTTCGAGGACGGTGCGGTATGAAGGCGCGGATCGTTGAGGCGCTAATCATCTCCGCGCTCGTCGCCGTTGCGACGTTCGTAACGAACGCGCTCACGTCGTCGGCCTCGAAGGCAGATGTCGTCGACGCGCTCAAGGCGCACGGGCAGCACCCGCACGAGGGCGCATCGGCTGGGCTGCGAGCGGTCGAGGCGGTCAACGCTGCACAGGACGCCAAGCTCGCGAAGCTCGAAACGGTCGACGCAGACGTGCGAGGCATCCGGGCGCGTATCGACATGCTGCTGCTGCGTGAGGTCGACCGCCCGCGCGGGCGGGCGCGCATGCGCAAGGCGGCGGCGAAGGTGCGCACGTCTGCGCGTGAGCGCGGCGAGGCGGGCGACCCGCTCGCTGGGTTGGACGGTTTATAGCAGGTGGGGCCTGCTGGAGTACTCGCAACTGGAGAAGCACAATGGACGCACGGCAGCTAATACTCGACAACCCCATCACCGCATCGGTCATCGCAGCGATCGGGCTCTTCATCAAGCCGATTGCGAAGGCGCTGCAGGCCGCGCTCATCCGCCGCATCGATCGTCTGTGGCCCGACGTCGGTCCGCACGAAGAGCGCGTACGCAAGACGGTCGATGCGCTGTCGCTGTCGCGCGTGCCCGGCGTGCGCCCCATCGTCGAGGCGGCCGTGCGCAAGCACAAGTCCAACCCTCCCCCGAATGCGGCGGGCGGTACGGAGGGGTAGCCGCCGGCTGGGGTTGCCCTTTCTCCGGCCGGCGGCCATCCTGTTGTCATGCGAAAAATAAAGTACATCGCGATCCATAACAACGGCTACGCCGGCAAGACGATCGACAACATCCGGCGATCGCATGTGAAAGGCAATGGCTGGTCGGATATCGGCTACCACTGGGTACTGCACGAAAACGGCGCGTGGCTCAAGGGTCGGCCGGAGCATCGCGCGGGCGCGGGGATCGAGGGGCTCAACAAGCACGCGTTGCACATGTGCGTGGTCGGCAACTTCAACAAGACGGAGATGTCGATCACGCAGTCTACGGCGCTGTTCTTCAAGCTGCTCGAGCTGCAGACCGCGCACCCGGACGCGAGGATCATCGGCCACCGCGAGGGCAACGAGTACTTGCCGAAGCGCCTGCGCACGCGCAAGTCGTGCCCGGGGAAGCTCGTGAACATGGATGTGATCCGCAACACGGTGGCGGAGGCGATGCGTGCTTGATCTGGTGCTACTTCTCGCGATGACGTGCGTCGCCGAGATCGACTTGCAGGGTTCGCCTGACGAGTGCGTGATCATGTGGTCGATCAACGAGCGCAGCGCAGAGCGCCGTGGCGTGTCGCTCGAGCGCCACACGCGCCAGTTCAATGCGTACTGGCGCAACGCGAGGGCGCGGCGCGGCCGGCCGTGGATCGAGCAGCTCGACGCCACCGACAGACAGCCTGCCGACTGGCCCTCGCGGCGCTCGTGGGAGCGCGAGCGGCCGAAGTGGCACCGGTACGTCGAGGCGGCGGAGCGTTTCGCTACCGAGCACTTCAAGGGGCAGCAGCACACCGCCTGCGCCCGCGCCGACGATTACGGGGGCGACCCCGACGACGGCAAGCACGCCGACGACGCGGCCCCGTGCGCGCAGGCGCGGCGGGTGCGCGGGTGCGTGGCGGAGGCGCGGCAGGCGTATTGGGACACCCGGCCGTGCCGGTACGCCCGCAGGCGCAAGGGGCGGTCGATTCCGGCCACGCTCGCCGCAGGCCGCCCGTAGGCGACCCCGGCGGTACGCTCAATCGTCCGGATCGGGGTCGGCCTTAGCGGGGCTGCCAGGCGCCTTCTCGGCGTCGGAGTCAACCCTGATACGTTCTGAGGGGTTGCGGGGGCCGCGGGCCGGGATCGTGGGCTCGAGCACGGTCTGCTCGCCGAGCTCGGTCTCGACGATGGCCAGCAGCGAGAATGCGGCTGCGGCCAGATGGTGGCGCTCGCTCTCGGGGTCGAGTTTCTCACCGCGCATCCACGCCCGGATGTGGCGGAAGCACGCGGACAGGTACCGGCGCTTGAGCGGCACGACGTCGCGCCAGCCGTCGTCGCTGTACTTGCGCGCGCCGAACGTGATCACGCCCACGACTTCCTCGACGGCGCGCCACTGCAGCAGATCCCACCGCAGCTTGTCGCCATCGTGCTTGACGCCGGGTGGGGCGCCGCGCATGTAGTCACGAGGATCGCCGTCGATGTTGTCGGGCAGCAGCGGCATAAACGCACCCGATTGCGAGCACGAGCTGAAGTGATCGTCGTCGGGCAGCGTGCTGCATTCGGGGCACAACTTCACGACCGCGCCGCCACGCTCGTGTCCGGGTACGCTTCGATCCCCGGGATCGCCGTCGCCGACTGGTGTTCCGTGACGTGCGCCTGCACCTTCGCCATGTCCACCGCGAGGTACTCGCGCGGGACCTTGGTGGGGTCGACGACGTTGAAGCGCCACACGGTGCGGGTCGAGATGCCCGACGGCAAGACCGGCTGCTCAGTCGCCAGCGCTTCCTGATGGTTCCCGAGCTGCAGCGCCTCCAAGCGCTTTTGTTCCTGCGCGGTGATGAACCCGTCGATGGCGCTCTTGAGTACGCCCTCGAGGGCGGACAGGGCTTGCTTTGCGGGCTTGAACCAGTCATCGATGTCGCGCTTGGCATCGAGCAACGGCTTGGTGACCTTGGTGCGCTCGCTCTCGAGCGACTTGTACTTCGCCTTCGTCTGCTTGAGCAGCTCGCCGGCTTGGTCGAGCATCGTCTG